CTCATAGTTTACTAGCAAGGTTTCTGCATTTTCATTCAGAGCTTGTATATATTTATACTTACTGCTGATAGGTAATATGTTATAAATGTCCATTGCATCGCCATACTCATGAATAAGTTGCTCTGCTCTCTTTGGCCCTATGCCTGGAATACCTGCTACATTATCACCTTTATCGCCTGTTAGACACTTTAAAGATATATACTGTTCAGGAGATACATCATAATGCTCACTCCAGTTATCTAAGGTTACTTCTTTTCGTGTAACATAAGAGAATCGTGATACTTTGTCTTGTATAAGCAAGTCCCAATCTCGGTCACTTGATATAAGCCAAATATGATCTAAACCATAAATATCTTTATCTTTTACTAGGTGAGCTGCAATATCGTCTGCCTCTACACCTTTATATCGAAGAACTAAGTAATCTTCTGCTAGCACATTCAGTGATTCTTCAAACTCTTCAAAGAACTCTTCAAATGCTATCTTGTCCGCCTCTGTCTGCTCTGCGAACTTGTCTTTTCTATTTTGCTTATAGTCTTCACATATATTCTTTCTATATGTAGAAGAGCCCCAATCTGCCGTAATAATAATATTGTTGCAGCCATATGACTGGCCTAAACTTTGTACTGTTCTTTGGAAGTCATATCTAAAGTCTGTACGACCTTGATGCTTCCATCGGAATGCCAAGTTTAAGGCATCTACTATTAGTGTGGTGTTTGGTTTTTCTATGCTTAGCTTATCTGTAAAATTAAACGCCATCTAGAAATTCTACCTTCTCTTGTGCTAACCAATCTGCAGCTAGTGCTACGTAACAATCTAGCCAGTTTATATACATATAATCTACATTTTCTGGCTGTACTGCAGTTACTACAAATGGTTTTGACCGGTTATATTTGAAAAACAATAAAGGCTCCTGGTTACCGCCTTTTGCTTGTGCTACTACTTTCTTCCACCAACGTATTAAGTTGTTTGTTTTCTGAGCTGTAAAGATTGAATCATTTAACGGCGACTCTGCATAGTTTTTAACTTCAATACAGAACCGGTTTTTTGCATGTGGTACGTACAAATCACCTTTTAAGTATTCAAGAGCGCCCGAAGCGGGCACTCTCTCAAACTTATGTCCTGTAGTTTCTCTAAGCATATCCCTAATTAGATACTCTCCTCTCGCTCCCTTCGCTCTCGAATCTACCATACTCTGACTCTTTGTCCTCTTCGGATTTCTCCGGCTTAGCTAATAGCTGTTCTATATCTAAATGATGAAACGCAATTCTACGCCTCGCAGATAATTGTTGTCTTTGTTGTGCAATTTGTCGTCTACGCACTACTTCTCCAGTTTGCTTACATTGCCAGCTTTGACCACTTCTACTTTCTCAAGTAGCGGGTGTGTCCAACCGTGGCTAACTATATAAGTATTTAGACCTTTTTCACCTAACAGTACTTCTACTAACTTCTCTCTGCCGGTATCGTCCAATACGTTTACTACTTCATCGAGGAACAGTATGTTGATTTGAGACTTAGAGATACTACTCATCAACTTACGAATCGCAATAAGTGTAGCTGTATTTACTCGTGCTAATTCACCGCTTGAAAGTGCTAGAATATCAACTATGTTTCCATTGTCTGTAATCTGCACATTCAGTTTATCGTTTGAAACAACAAACTCAAGTGTGAAACGACCATCCGAAAGTTCTGCAAGGTATATATTTGTTAGTTCTTCTAGTTCTTTAACTAGATTTTCTATCTTATATGCCAACAGGCCATTCGTACTAAAAGACTTCTTCAATACTTCCAAGTTCGAGGCAATCTTCTGCTCGTCATTGAATAATTCTTTACACTTGTTCAAATCTTGCAAGAAGCTATCCGTCTGCTCCTGAATCACTTGAATTCGTGTGTTCCTTTTAGTTCTACGTTCGTTTTCTTTTGCAGTAGCGTTCAGCTTTGATTTGGCTTCCTCAATACGCGATAATAACTCTGCTATTCTTTCTTCAATAGAAGAACCTGACAAACGTTCGGCAGGTATAGTAGAGTCAATACTTCTGTATAAATCTTCCCATTCTTTCTGCATCTTTACTTTCTTATCAAATTGAGTATTATTTTCCATAATTATATCAATCTGCTCTTTGATCTCCGCAGCTCGTAGTCGTGCATCGTCTATCTTACTTTGCTCTGCATTGACTAGCTCTTGCATACGATCTTGGTCGATAGATTGCTCACAAGTATGGCAGTGTGTTCCTAGCTTCATCATCTTCTCGATGGCTTGCTTTGACCCCGCTGCGATTTGTTTAAGACCTCCCATCTCTCCTTGCAGTTTATCGTAAGACAGCTTCTCTGTAGCTGTAATACTTTGCACTGAGGTCAAATCTATCTTACTCAACATATCCTTATATTGATTATTCTGAAAAATCTTTTTATTTATTTCTGAGATATTTTGATTTTTCAGTTGTAGAGAACGTAACTCTTTCTCATCTTCTTCCGTGTTAATTTCTATTTCTTCGAGTGGTAGTATGGTAGTATCACTCAATTTATTATCTTGTAACCATTTTTCTATTGTAGCCATCTTTGCTTCGAATGCGGTCAAATTAGCTACACTACTCTTAGCCGCGTCTTTGAACAAATCAAACAACTGTACATAGTTTTCTAAGTGTAACAAATCGATCAGAAACTTTTTTCTGTTTGTGTCTGTTGCAGTTAGAAACTGTAAGCTAGTATTTGTATTCTGGTAAACAAGCTGAGTAAATGTCTTAAAATCAATACCAATAATTTCCTGGAGACTCTTATAGGTGTTTGTAGCCGTATGACTACTAATATCTTCTCCGTTATGTAATAATTGTATCTTGATGTTAGTTTTTCGATTAATTATAACTTCATAACTATTCGAGTCTTTCTTAAAGGATAAGCTAATACTGTATCCATTATCTACATACCTGTTTGGTATGTCTGCTTTCTTGATGCCTTTTGAGTTTTTATTATATAAAGCCTCTTCGATAATTAACGGTATGGAAGACTTACCCATACCGTTTGTACCGATTATCTGTGTTACAGTATTATCTGAGAGGTCTAACTCGTTGTCTGCACCGTAGCTGAAGCAGTTACTCCATTTCAACTTTTGAAGCGTAATCATTAAAAAGTCCTATAATATCAGGTATTCGTTCTTCATTTATCTCTAGGATATAAGTTAGATACTCAACTAACTCCTCCTCTACGGTCATATCTTTATCTATAACAAGTGCTGCTTCTGAGGATCTTTTTACTACTTTCTTATCTAAGAGGTCTGTATTCTTGATACCTGCTAACTCTTGAATATCACCTTCTATCTCGTAAATTGTATGGTGGTATTTAGTACTTATCATATCATTTGGGTCAGTGACAGTCTTACGAATTAACTGAGGCAGCTCAAAGCGTTCCCAGAACCAACTCCAATCTTCATCATTAATAAGTAAATAACCAGTTTCAACTACATTCCTATGAAAAGAAGTAGTCATTGGTGAGCCTGGGTATACAATGTTACGTTGTGTATTACTATGAGCATGTAGATCGCCTGCAAATACTACAGGGAAATCTTCTAGTAAGTCTAAATCAATCTCAGGCTTTACGTGTGGTGGAATCTCTCCACGAACATGAGTAAACAGAGGTTTTGTTTTGTCAAAATGATCTATAATATCTTTTCTATGTAAGTCTGCATATGGCAGAATACCATAACCTAAGTCTTTATCAATATACGATATATCTACTATATTTATTAGGGGGTTGATATCCCTTGAGACTTGCTTTAATTGTGTAAAGAAAGTCTTATTTTTCTTAGTAGCTTCGTGATTACCGTCATAGATTATTGTTGGAATCTTTACTTTCCGAATAAACGAAAAGTAAAGTTCCAGTTCTTCCATACTAGGCAGACGGTCAAATAAATCTCCTCCAATAATGTGCATACTGCACTGTTCTTCAAGGGCATAAAGCTGTTCAAAGAACAGCTTGTAGCGATTTAGTGCCCACTCTCGTGGTACGTTCTTTTGACCTAGCTTGATGTGCCAGTCTGCCGTAAATAAAATCATCCGATTTTAAACTCGTCTTCCAGTGACTCATCAATTTCTTCTGCACCAGCTTCACGGATTTCGTCAAGCAAAGTTTTTTGTGCGTCTGGGGTAGGACGAGCCATAACGTCATCCATAGACTTCAGACCTTCTACAAGTGCAAGCTCAGTCTCGTCAAGAGGACGTGGCTTACATTTCAATACCTGCAACTGATACTCGACATTGTAGGCGAGTGGGCCAGTCTTGGTACGCTTAAACTTAACATCCCAGCCAGTTTGGTTATCGGTTGGATCACCGAGATCTTCTGCTGCTGTCATGATCTGTTCAAACAGTTTCTTCTTTAGGTTGATTACTTTGACTTCGCCACCGTCGATGCACTGCATCGCATAGCTCCAGCCACACTTCAGATCGGGGTAGTATTCACGAACCCAATCTTTTTCTTTGTTATTGAAACGCTCTTCGTTACGGTCGAATGACAAACACTCGAAAGGAATGTTCTTACCGTTTTTGCCTTCAATCCAG